GATTTTGGAAGAAAATTACCCTTATAGAGGGCTACCGCCTCCATACAGAGGGAGAGGCATTCCTCGCTGTTTATATCCGTCGCTTCGGAACGAAGGCATAAATCCTCAAAACGATCCGTGTCGGTGATGGTAGTCAGTTCTTTGGTCCAGCCGTAGGCCTTCCTGTTCTGAGTAATTAAGTCCTGAGGCGGAACTCCCAATGGCTCTAAAAGCTTCCTCAATGTCATAATCTTTTGGCATTTCTAATCAACTCCGTTTGCATATACTCTAAAGCCAGCTTTCTTAAACTGTCTTTTCAAATTTTTTACCTGTGTGATTGAACTGCATTTATCATTACGCATTTCAATCACTTTGTCCTTTTCCAAAGCATATATACCTCTAGGTACCTGCTCACTTGCCAGTCTAAGCAAATTCATTGCCTTATTCTTCGACATCTGGTAAACCTTTTTCCCCACTATCACCTTCATCTGTATTTTCTCCTTCCAAATTTAAAGCCGGTTCTTCCTCTTCTGCTATTCCCTGCTCTGCTTTTAATCTTGCAACCTCTTCCTTTTTCCATTCCTCATCCTTTGTATCTCCATACAACTCATCAACGGAAGCTTCAACGCTCATAATCCCCTGTGTCTTAGCCTTTCCAACAGTCTCTACCTGACTTTCAAATGATGGATTTGCATACTCACTGAAGTCTATTGTACATTTAACTTCTGTTGGCACATTGTTCTGGCTGATACTAACAACGTTAAATACTTTCTGAATGAATAAAGGTATCTGATCTTGTAATATGTCCACTATGTTTCCTCTTGTGTAAAGAGTTGTTTTTTCCTTTTCTCTCTGTGCATCCGCATTATCCAGCTTCTTGACATCAATTCCCAATGTACTTGGACTGATTAATCCCTGCAGACACAAATCCAATGCTGTAATGTATGTGGCAAGATATGAATCGTGCGGAATTGTCGGCTGTGTAACCTCAATCTTGTTCTGTGCATTTTCAGATAAATCATCACCACGCTTTATGTATGAATTATCAAATGCATTTGGCTTAATTATTGCCCCGCTTTCCGGATCTCTTGGCAGTAATGATTCAGGAATCCATTCCTTGCTTCTGCCCTTTCTTAGAGCATCCATCCACTGACTCCAAGCTTCATCCAATGCGTCAAAATCATCTGTTTTCTTGTCAAAGATTGACTGTCCTCTTCCTTCCCACTTTGGATTTTCTCCAAATTTAATAGGATGTGCCATAATTAGTGAGCTATCGAATCCCACATCAACCAAATTGCTCAACACTGGAATAATTCCCAAAGGAACTTCCATATTGTCTGTTGCTCTGTAAAGCTTGTATTTAATGTACCCATATCCGTAGTGTTCCTTTAACACATACATTACCTGATTCTGCTCATATTCTGTTGTAAATACTACTTCTTGTATTCTTCCCCTGTTATAAACAAAATC